GGTTTCCATCCCTTGAGGTATTTTTTGTACATTCCCGCATTGTTAACAGCAACATAATAATATCCTTTGGAATCTTTATAAATAGATGAACCGTCTTTATATGTTCCATATTCTTTATTTCCCCCAAGATTACCAGCGCCTTTCATTCCAAGGCGAGTTGCTGCTGCCACTTTTAATACGTTATTGGGTTGAGTATAATAATGTTGGTAAAGCCCAATATTTTTATTATAAGTTTCTGGACCTTCTCTTTTAAATCCAAGTTTATTATAATAAAGCATTAATTTTTCTTCTTTTTCCTTAATTTCCTCTTCAGGAGTATTTGGAGAAAATTTATCTGTTGCTCCTGGCTGTGCTTCAAACGTAATGGACAGTCCTAATTTTTTTGCTAAGCATGTTATAAGGTAGAGTAATTTCTTTCCAGCCCCCTTTGATCCTGAATCAACACCATAAACATGTAAAGTATCTTCTCTAATTTTGGAATGATGACTGCTAAATCCTATTGCTATAGATGCTAGTTGATCTAGTAGATCAATTTGAAGCCCTTTTTCTAGATCTAGTTTTGTCAAATTAAAAAGATAATTAAGATCGTTGTATTCTTGATCGTTGTGGGTAATTCTAATCTTGTTCATTTGTAATTCAGAAATTATTTGATCACAGATAGACATCTACTAGGATTGTAGATTTTTACGGCTTATCTACCCAGCCCATAATGAGACCTGAGACATCATCGCGCATCGTCACCAGGTTCTTGAACGTCGGGCGACCAACAGACCAGCCAGGTAGCTTCTTGAGATCATTGATAACAGCCTCCGTGCCGAAGAACTCATGCTTCACGACAGGCGCCTGGAAGCCGTGTCCCAGTGTTACGCACTCGTAGCCCTCAACATCTACAACGTGCCCACTGTCAAGTACCAGATTGTAGACCGTGTCAATCAGACGATCCTGAAGTGGAACGAGATCAGCGGGAAAGATCCATGCCTTGTTACCCTTCATGATGGGATTAATGATCGGGTGCCACGGTGTGATACAGAGACGACCGAGCTGAACCATGGGCTGCGACCGCGCCTTAGAGCCGCAGGTCACAAGCGCAGTAACCGTCGCAGGTCCCATTGGTGTCCAGACACCATCACCAGGCTCTACATCCTTGATTGCCTTGGAGCGACCAGATGCCATCTTGACCTGGCAAGTGCCGGCGAAGCAACCACCACTGGGATTGTGGAAAGATGCCATGGTGGTTGGAGCAGCTGCAGCATATCCACCGTAATAATTCTGCGCCGGCGCAGGCGCTGCAGACGGCTTCGGTGCCGGCAGCGTACAGAACGCAGTGTCCGCCTGATCCTGGATCGAGTGGAAGAGATCACCACCATAGATCTGGAGTCCAGCGTCCTTAAAGTTCAGTGACTGCTGAAGCTGCTGAGCCCTGTAGTACGAACGCAGATAGTGCTCACCCCACTTTGACCAATACTTCGTGGACATGGAGACCTGACCCTCAGAACTGAGCTTCGGGTCAGTATCAGTGAGGAATCCCTTGACCTTATCGTTAGTCGTATTCAAGAACTTGTCCCTGAATGAGGAGAGAGGATTAGATGAACCTCCTGTCTCGATCATCTCCTTAAGCGTAGCAAGGAACGTATGGTATGCAAGGACGAAGTCGTCGCTGTGAGTAGCAAGCTCAATATCTACATAGGTCGTGCCATCAACTGAGATCTGCTTCATGCTGTCATTCCACGGAATCATTTCACTCCAGCTCTGTCCGTGCCGAATAGGACCGGTGAAGGAGAGACGCCGCCCATCAACATAGAGCGTCGTACCGAGAGATGCAGTCGTCAGCATGTTCGCAATGAAGTTGATGAAGACGGTACCGACCATCGAGCAATCAGGAATGAATCCATAGATGCCCGCCCCCCATTCGCTAAGCTCAGTTAGAAGCTTGCTATCAAGCTTGTAACCGAAACCGAACGTGTGGAGAGACCACTTTGGCTGCTGTGCCGCTGCCTTCAGCGTTGCCAAGATACCACGCGGCGGATTCACGTTGGGGAATCCATCCGTGAGAAGCGCCGCCACAATGTTGCGCCCGCTTAGCTCGGGCTGGTTCGCAATTAGAGCCGCCTGACGAATACCATCATAGATATTTGTCTGGCTATCGGGCTGAATTGTGGCTACAGCGGCAGAGACCTTTGACTTACCGGCGTCGTCAATCTGCGTTGGCGCCAGAACAACACGTGCCGAGGTGCTGAAGCTGACGATTGCGATCTGATCCTGCGGTCCGAGGATCGCAGCGATCGTGTTAATCGTGTGCTTTACAAGATCAAGGCGGGTGAATCCGAAAGACTCGGCGCCGTCGCCACCAGACGCCTCCTCACCCATCGAGCCAGAATTATCAACGATGGCGATAAAGACGATGGGCTGACGCTGGGCAGGACCGGTAGCAGCGACCTCGACGTGTACAAAGGACTGTGCACCGATCGTGTACTTCTTTGCCACTACTTCAAGAGGTACATCCTTGAAGGTTGGTGCCATAGTTGCTGTAGCAAGAGGATGCGCGGCAACCCAGTGCTCGATTGTCTGGCGCAGTGCGTGGTTTGAGCGGAGCTGACTTGCAGACATTTGCTGACGCGTCAATGGTGAGACATTATTATGCTGAAGCCACTCTGCGATGGCAGTGCGCTCATACGTGTGTCCATCCGGTGCAATCGCAGGATCCTTCATGATCGAGAGATTGATCGGGCAGAGAAACTCGTTAGGAATAGTGCTAGACATTTTGTCGTGTGTACGAGTAAAAAAGGCAAATGAAAATTCAATTTTTCAAAAATTCGCCATAAACCTTCATCGCATTACGCATACCAGGTGTCTGATATTTATGATATTTTGCTCTGTAATACATTGTGGTTGCTACTTGCTTTTGATAGGCTCTTGGCTTCTTGTAAATCTTTTTAAGTGATTTGCGTGCTTTTAGTGCGCTGCCGTACCCTATTCCTGTCGTGCGCGAACGACCGCGTGGATTATCATTAAAAAGTTGATGTCCATTTTTTCTGGTTTTTTGCGCCATCTCTACTAATTACAGAGTTTCTACTTACCAAAGGTCGCAGAAGTCTCTACTTACCAAAGGTCGCAGAAGTCTCTACTTACCAGTAGACCCAAACCCGCCCTCACCACGCGTCGTCGCGGGCAGGCTCTCAACGATCTTTACCTCCTTAATCCATCCCATATCAGGCGCGAGAATCTGGAAGAGACGCACACCTGCCTCAATCGCAACAGGATTCGCACTGCTAATCGCAGTAATAGAGCCCATGAGAATACCGCGGTACGTCCTATCAATGATCCCCATACTATTAGCCATCGTGACACCTGACTTCCAGATGGAAGACCGCGGCGCAAGCCAATAATGGACCTCCTCCTCGCCATTCGCATCGCAGCGTACCATACGTGCCCGCGCCCCCAAATCAAGAAGCGTAACAGGCTTAGCATAAGTCGTCGCACCAGGAACTGCTACAAATAGATCATACCCAGCATTATCATTTGATCGCTGCTCATTCTTATAATACTGTAGACCCTGCTCGGTCAGCTGAAGTTCAAGACGATAGTAAGTAGACATAGACATTCTACCTAAGTCAACGCCAACAACAGCCTCAATTTTTAAAAAATGCCCTGTAGGGTTTTTCCCAAATACACGCCTTTGTAAATGTGTTGCGTGAACAATAACGAAAATTCAAATGATCAATCGTGGCGGGCATCTTATTAGCAAGAAGAATAAACCCCCATTCTTCCGTAAAAGAAGGAACGAAAACTTTATAAGGAATCATTATCTTTTGTGAAAGTGTTGCAACACTTGTATAAAGTCTCTCGAATGTTCCAATTTTCCACGGAAGAATTCCGCCACCATTAATTACAATTGACGCCCCCTTATTACGAAACACCTTCAATATAGGAAGAAGAGATGACCAAAATTCATTTTCATTAAAATCCTTATATTCAGGATCAAATAAATCTACAATCACCACATCGTAGTTTACAGTTGATACAAAATCCGTTACATTTAAATTATGAATATGGACACGAGGATCATGGAGAGATCCTTGATGCCACATCTGTCCATTCTCTTTCAAATACTCAATAAGTTTTGTATCCCAGTCGACCAGATCGACGTGTTCAACAGAACTGTAGCGCAGCACTTCGCGTAGTGCACAGCCATCTGCTCCACCAAGAAGACAGATTCGTTTTGGTGAATTAATTGTAGACATTACAGGATGTACGAGCATTTCATGATAAATATATTCGTCAAAGGTCGCAAGTTGTAGAACACCGTCCATAAAAAGCATAGGTCCAAACATCTTTGTTTCAGCAATAACAATTTCTGCTTTTTCTGAATGAAATTTTACAAAACTTCCGCCAGTAACCAAGCCATAATCGCGCGATATATTTGTTTCAACTTCTCTAAAATGTGCCATCTAGTATATTAAAGAACTATTTATTTAGATATCTATGTCGGTTACTATACCTGTATCTGTTGGTGAAGCTCTTGATAAGCTGACTATATTAGATATAAAATGCGACAAAATTCACGATGAACGAAGGGCAGATTGCGCTCTAGAAAGAGACACGCTTCTCAAGAATCTACAAACGTACGTTGACCGTTTCCCCTGGCACTACAAAATTTTAAAGGAGGTTAATCTGACAATCTGGAATCTACAGGAAGGTTTTCATGAAAAAGAAGTCAGTGAAATCAAGGCTGGGCAAATTTGCAGAGAAATTCTAAAGGAAAATGATCGCCGTTTCCGCGTCAAGGCAAAACTCAATAACTTGGTCTCATCAAGGTTCAGAGAGCAGAAGGGGTATGCTAAGAAGAAGGCGTTTTTCTATGGACATCTCGGGCTCGGTGATATGTTCTGGATGTGCGGTGCTGTCCGTTATCTCGCAACATTCTACGACGAAGTTGTCGTTGTCTGTAAAGAAAAATATGTAAGCAATGTTGAAAAGATGTATAATGATGATCCAACAATCAAGATTTATTCAATCGTGGATGATTATGTTTTACAGCCTTTCCAGGCAGCAGTAAAACCAAATATCGAATCCAATCTCGGAATGGAGGTCTTTGCCTGCGGCTACCATAGTGCAAATCCACGCATCTATGAATTTCCCCACTGTTTCTACGATGACCTCAAGATACCTAGAGAAATCAGAACTACATATTTTTATGTGCCGACGACGGAAACTGCACTTGCGCTCTACAATGATGTTCGCCCATTCAAGTATTTTATCGTACACCAGGAATCACAAAATAAGAAATTGCCAATCTGGGATTCGCTTTTTAAACAAAGACCTGATGTACTCATTCTTGATTTAAATAAAAATCATTATGAATCTCATCATCAGTATTACTATAAAGCAAATTTAGTTGTGAATAAGCCACTTCTTGATTACAAGGTTCTTTTGGAAAATGCCTCAGAGATACATTTATTGGAGAGCAGTATATATTGTTTTGCGTCGCATCTTGATTTGTCAAAAGTCAATGTAAAGATGTGTTATGATTCATTCGAGAATTCAAATGAACGCATTGGCATTTTCAAGACAGCTACAATCTAAAGCGATTGTCAAAATGATAAACATTATGACAAAGCGTCTTGCATTTATTACAGGGATAACGGGGCAAGATGGGTCATACCTAGCAGAGCAACTAATCGAGAAGGGGTACAAAGTCCATGGATTCTCACGACGCTCATCTAATCATAAGAATTTTACAAGAATACAACATATTTTGAATACCGTTACAATTCATACGGGTGATATGACAGATTCAGCAAGTCTACGGAATACTCTTACATCTATATGGCAGCCAGATGAGTATGATCGATTTGAAATTTATAATTTGGCGGCGCAGAGCCATGTACACGAATCTTTCTCCATGCCAGAATACACGGCTCAAGTAGATGCCCTTGCTCCGCTGTACATTATGGAGTGGATGCGCAATCAAAAAGGACTTCAAAAGATACGTTTCTACCAAGCCAGCACGAGTGAACTCTATGGTAAGGTTGCCGAGTCTCCCCAGAGTGAGAACACACCCTTCTACCCAAGATCTCCTTATAGTGTGGCAAAACTGTATGCATATTGGATTGTCAGAAACTATCGTGAGAGTTATAATTTATTTGCTGTAAATGGTATCCTCTTTAATCACGAGAGCCCTAGACGCGGTGAGGATTTTGTCACACGTAAGATAACTCTTGGTATGTCTGACTTATATCACGGTCGCAAGGAAGTCCTGGAAATTGGTAATTTGGATGCTATGCGTGATTGGGGTCATGCGCGCGACTATGTGGATGGTATGTGGCGTATTTTACAGCAGGATATACCCGATGACTTTGTCTTAGGTACGGGGGAGCATCACAGTGTCCGTGAGTTCATGGAACTCGCATATGAGGTTGCGTTTCCTGGGCATCATCTTACATGGGTTTCTACTGGTGTTGATGAGAAGGGTTATGATGGTACAACCCTTCGTGTTCAAATAAATCCGGAATTTTTCCGCCCCGCGGAAGTCCAAACTCTGCTAGCAAATACAGAAAAGTCTCGTAAAATACTAGGTTGGTCATCATCAACAAGTTTTTTGGCGCTTGTAAAGGAAATGGTTGAGGAGGATATTAAAAATTGAGGAAATGTCGCCCACTTAGAAAGATAGTAAGAAGGTAGATATAAATGCCTGGTGGTTTAGTACGCCCAAACTCCGAAATTGAACCTATTGTTGGAATTCAGTTTGGGATTTTCAGTCCTGAAGAAATAGAGCGTCGCTCAGTCGTAGAAGTTGTGACCCAGGTAACTTACGACGGAAGTGAGCCGAAGATCGGTGGTCTCTTTGATCCGCGTATGGGTGTAATTGACAACGGAAAGACTTGTCGTTCCTGTGGGCAGACAAATCACAACTGCCCGGGTCATTTTGGTCATTATCGGCTTGCGCGCCCCGTCTATTACATTCAGTTCTTTCCCATTATTTTAAATGTATTAAGCTGTGTTTGTATTCAATGCAGCAGATTGTTGATTGATAAAGAACTTCATAGTAATCTCTTGAAGAGACGTGGCGAGGCGCGATGGAGAGAGGTGCTGAATAAGTGCTCGAACATCAGTCGCTGCGGTCAAGAGGCAGAGGACGGTTGCGGCGCCAGAAAGCCGCGCAAGTTTGTGCGTGATGGAATTGCGCGCATTGTTGCTGAGTGGGACAATGTTGAAGGTGCTGGAGCCGTTGATGCTGCGGGCATGGCTGGTAAGGAGAAGGCGAGCGAGAAGACGCGTCAGATCTTGGAGGTGGAGTATGTACTTCGTCTCTTTCGGCGTATTACAGACGAGGATGTAGATTTCCTCGGGCTTTCTCGCTATTGGTGTCGCCCCGACTGGATGATCTGCACGGTTCTTTCCATCCCGCCGCCGCAGGTCAGACCGAGCGTTGTTCAGGACAACAATCAGCGCTCTGAGGATGACTTGACACACAAGCTGTTTGATATCATCAAGACTAATATTACATTGAAGCAAAAGATTGACGCGAATGCTAACAAGAACATCATTGATGAATACACGAACGTTCTCCAGTATCACATTGCGACCTTAGTCGACAATCAGATTCCGGGTGTGGCGCCGTCAGCTCAGCGTAGCGGTCGCCCTCTGAAGAGTATTCAGCAGCGCCTCGGCTCAAAGGAGGGTCGTATTCGTTACAATATCCAGGGCAAGCGTGTAGAATTCTCTGCGCGTTCCGTCATTACACCTGATCCGAACTTGAGTATCGCCGAACTCGGTGTTCCGATGAAGATTGCGATGAACCTGACAATTCCTGACAAGGTTACGCGTTTCAACAGGGAGCAGATGTACAAGTTTGTTCAGAATGGTTCTGATACGTATCCTGGTGCAAAGACACTTGTGCGCAAGGACGGTCGCATGATCAGCTTGAAGCATGTGAATAGAAAGGAGATTGTTTTACATTTGGGTGACACGGTAAACCGCCATTTGATGGACGGCGACGTAATCCTCTTTAACCGTCAGCCGACACTTCACCGCATGTCAATGATGGCGCACAGGGCGAAGGTTCTGCCGTTCAATACATTCCGCTTGAACGTTTCAGTCACGGCTCCTTATAACGCTGATTTTGATGGCGATGAGATGAACGCCCACATTCCACAGAGCTATGAGGCGAGCACGGAGCTCACGGAGATTGCCGCCGTGCCCATGCAGATTGTCAGTCCGCGCTTAGGTATTCCCGTGATTGGCATTGTTCAGGACACGCTGGTGGGATCGTACAGAATCACGCGCCCGTCAGTTGCGCTGACGCGCCGTGAGTTTATGAACTTGATGATGTGGAATAAGCGTTTCGAGGGTCGTGTCCCGAAGGGACGTGGTCTGAACGGACGCTGGACAGGACAGCAGGTTCTTTCACAGATCATTCCGCCTATTAACTTGGAGATGGGCAACAAGCAGTACAAGGACGATAAGCGTCCAGAGAACTTTGTAAAGATCCGCGAGGGTGATATTACCCAGGGTCAGTTCGATAAGGACGTGTATTCCAAGCCGAGTAAGGGTATCATCCACGTAACGTTTAATGACTACAGCCCCACGGATACAGTCAACATGATTGATTGCTTACAGAACACGATTGAGCAGTTCTTAGTCTATGATGGTTTTAGCGTGGGTATTAGCGACATGGTAGCCGACGAGAAAACAAAGGAGAAGATCGAGGAGGACATTAAGAAGCGCAAGAAGGAGGTTGAAAATATTATGTTACAGATTCACTTGGACTTGTTTGAGAACAACACGGGCAAGTCGAACCAGGAGGAATTTGAGAATAAGGTTTTCAACTCGCTGAATAAGGCGACAGAGGAGGCGGGTAAGACAGGTCTGTCATCGCTCGCTGATGAGAATCGTCTTGTAGCCATGGTGCGCGCGGGCTCCAAGGGCTCTACGATCAACATCGCGCAGATGATGGCGTGTGTAGGGCAGCAGGCGCCTGAAGGTAAGCGCATTCCTTATGGTTTTACTGACAGAACACTACCGCACTACAAGAAGTACGATGACGGCGCGGAGGCACGTGGCTTCGTTGAGTCGTCCTTCATTCGCGGCTTGACGCCGCAGGAGTTCTTCTTCCACGCGATGTCAGGTCGTGAAGGTCTAATTGATACAGCTGTTAAGACGGCGACGACGGGCTATATCCAGCGCCGCTTGATCAAGGCGATGGAGGACTTGACGACACAGTATGATGGAACGGTACGTGATGCGCGAGGCAACATTGTACAGTTCCATTATGGTGAGGATGGAGTCAACGCAACGAAGATTGAGTCCGTGTCAATTGGTTTAGCGAAGATGACCGAGATGGACATCAGGCGCGAGTTCACGATGGATGGCGCTGACATGACGGGTGTTTACATGGAAGGTTTACAAGTCAATCCTGATCCTGAAGTCATGGCTGCCTTTGTTGCAAAGGTTCTCCAGGACAGAAAGATGCTTGTAGAGGGCGTGGCGCGCGGTAAGATGGACACGAACTTGTTCGCGCCGGTCAACATTGAGCGTCTCCTCCTGAATTTGAAGGTTAAGTTTGGTCTGAAGCCGACGGATCGGACTGACCTGGTGCCTACCTATGTATTGGACGGCATTGAGCGCGTCTTCCAGAGAACTCAGACATATCACGGTATCTGGAAAGCGCTTCTCCGCTTTCATTGTGCTCCGCATAAGTTGATCATGAAGGAGCGCTTCAGCAAGCTGGCGTTCGACACGTTGTGCGAGATGCTCGTAATGAAGAATTGGCAGAGCTGGGCACAGCCTGGTGAGCTTGTAGGTATCATCGCGGCGCAAAGTATTGGCGAACCGTCGACCCAGATGACACTGAACACTTTCCACTTGGCTGGTGTAGCTGCAAAGAGCAATATGACGCGTGGTGTTCCCCGCTTGGAAGAACTATTGAAGGTTACGCACAATCCTAAGGCGATTGCGCTCACGGTCTTCTTGAAGCCTGAATTCCGCAGTATCAAGGACAAGGCGCGCGAGGTTGCGCAAGACTTGGAGCTAACCTTGTTGCGCGACATCACAGTTAAGGCGGCGATCTACCATGACCCGAAGGATGAAGCAACTGTCCTCGCATATGACAGAGATATCATCAAGTTCTACAAGATGTTTGAGATGGGTGACGACGGTGAAGAACAGGTTGAGAAGTGGAGTAAGTGGATGCTCCGTCTTGAACTCGATAGAGAGCGGATGTTCAACAAGAATATTACAATGGATGATATCGCATTCGTTTTGGATAACCGCTTCCAAAAGGAGATTAACACGGTCTACTCGGACTTTAACAGCACGAAGCTCATCATGAGAATCCGCTTGAATCCGTCGGGCGATGATATCATGGATGACCTTGCTAACCTGAAGAAGTTCCAGAATCGTCTATTGAACAGCATTGTTGTTCGCGGACTTCCTGGAATCAAGTCGGTCAACTTCAGAAAGGAGGAGGAGTATGTCGAGGAAGTCAATGGTGAGTACAAGCAGGTATCGCAGTATATTTTGGAGACGGACGGTACAAACTTCTTGGAGGTCATGAATCACCCTGCAGTCGATGGTCGTCGTGTACTCTCTACGCACCCGCACGATATCTACGAGAATCTGGGTGTTGAGGCGACAAGAATGACCTTACTGAATGAAATTACTGATCTCTTTGAGGAGGCTGGTGTAAATTATCGTCATATTGGTCTTCTCGTCGACGTGATGACGCGCACTGGTCGTCTCATGTCCGCTGACCGCTATGGCATTAACAAGAATGACATCGGTCCGCTAGCCAAGGCGTCCTTCGAGGAGACAGAGAAGATTCTCTTGAAGGCGGCGCAGTTCGGCGAGATTGACCCGATCACGGGTGTTTCGGCGAACATCATGATGGGGCAGCCGATTCGCGGAGGCACGTCATTTGCGCAGATCCTCTTGGACGAGTCGGCACTCATTCGTTTGATGGAGGGTCTACCGCCACTGAAGGAGGGCGACGGCGAGGAGGATGAAGAGGAGGCGCCTACAGATGAGCAGATTGACGCCGAGATCTATGAGACAGACACTGACCTGTGTAGTTCAACGCAACTGAAGATGAATATTACGATGCCTCCAGCTGGAGTCTTCATTGAGGAACCCGACATGGATCTACAAATTATTGAGCCTGAGTAGAGGATACATGCCAGGTGCGCTCGTCTTAGCTTATTATAAAGATAACGGTATTTTTTACATTGTAAGCGCATATGAATCTGGCTACGAGAATAAAAAAGATATTCCTATTGGTACGCCAAATGACGATGAGTTTGCAAAACTAGATGAAGATTGGATAAAGAATAAAGAGACACAGTATGTAATTGATAATGAAACTACAGCAGATCGTGCAGGGCGCTATAGTATCAGAAGAGTTAATGATAAATTCGGATTTCCGAAAGGTGGTGCTAAGGGTACTGAAACCCCACTTGATACGGCTGTACGTGAATTTGGCGAGGAAGTAGGATATGATTTGGATAGGACTAAATTAAGAGTACTTCAACAGTCTGAGTATACTGTGTATACATACAATGTATCGACAGATGAAAAAAAACCTATTAATGATGCAATTGCTACAATGAAAGCAAATAGAAAGGGTGAATTATTTGAAGTCATGTTTCGTTCTCTTGAAGAACTAAATAAAGAAAAACGCAAAATGAATCGCAAGTCAATTGATGCTCTAGCTGTATTCGAAAGAAATTTAAAACACATGGGTGGCGGTTCACGTAAGTCAAAGACAAGGACAACAAGGCGTAAAAGGGCTAAACGCCAAACATTAAAGTAAGGTATGGAACCACTAACTGAAAAGCCGCCTTGGGTAGGGCTCGTCTTTCAATTACCCGCGGTCTTACAAAATCAAAATCAAATAACATGGACAAAAGAATGGAGAGAAAAGGAACATGAGGATCTTAATATCCTCAAGCAGAAAATTACACCCTATGAAGAAAATCACACATGGGAAAAAGTTAAAAAACTCAGTAATCCCTATGAACTCGTCTACACAAATGAGGCGCCTTTTTTCCCGCCTTCACTTGCCTTACAGAAACCTCTCAGTCGTTCTTATTTTAAGATGATTGAAATGCTAGAAATTTCCCAGTTCTATGATCGTTTACCAAAGACAATTAATGCACTACGTTCAGCTCATGTGGCAGAAGGACCCGGCGGATTTATTGAAGCATTCTTGGATAGATCTGAGACAAATCGTAAGAAGGTCTCAAAGGCGACTGCCATGACACTCAAACCTAATGGAAGTAATATTCCTGGCTGGAGACGCGCTCACACATTTTTACAAAAGCATTCGGAAATTACAATTCATTATGGAAGAGACGGAACAGGTGATATTTACAAAACGGCAAATCAGCAATCTTTTGTAGAAATCTGTACACCGAAGGTTATGCTTTATACAGCCGACGGAGGATTTGATTTCAGTCAAGATTATTCTACACAGGAGAAGGATGTCTATCCACTTCTTATTTCATCTGCACTTATTGGTCTTCAGTGCCTTCAAACAGATGGGCTGTTTGTGATGAAACTGTTTGATATCTTCGGTGAACCGACACATTTTCTTATTCGGCAAATCAGTTATTGTTTCAAGGACTGGATTCTATATAAGCCAGCCACGAGCCGTCCTTGTAATAGCGAACGGTATCTCATCTGTCGTGGATTTAAGCGTTGTATACCTGAAGTTCTTCAAGTACTTGTTTCTATGGAAACAAGTATTCGCGAACGCGGTGAGTATCCGATTGTCGAGACTGTCAACTGGACACCAGAAGAAAAAGAGTATCTAGAGAATCATTTAAAATTATTTACAGAAAATCAAACAAAAATAATTGTTGATTCATTTCGGTATATAGACAATAATCTTAGTGAATTTTCATGGAATAAACATATTCATAATGCTCAGAAATGGTGTAGCACATTTCGTGTTCCGACATATTTGAATTCTATGATAAACAAATATAAGGAATTTGGATATATTCACTGCTGAACATCATCTACATGGATGTATTTATCACTTAACTTCTTTCCGATTATGACAGAAGCTTGGTGTTGTGACAGTCCTTTATCCATTTTTTCTAAGAGAACCAACATTGTCTTCAAATTCTGCTTGTCATAGCCTCCCTCCTTAGTGATCATTTCA